GCCGAACGCCATGAGCCGCGTGACGGCGCGGACCGCGCGCGCGCTGCCGGTGATGGTCAGCGCGGTCGGATTGGCGAGCTGGATATCGGTGGGGTTCAGCGCTCCGGACGAGAGAAAGATATCCGGCACAGCGTTAGGCCGGGACGCCCACCAACGTATTCACCGTCACGCCCGCTTGATCCGGCGAGCTGGGTAAGTAGGCGACGCACTGGAAGGTCAACGGCTCCCCGCTCTCGGCATCAATGGCATCGGGCCCATTCACGTCCACGCGGTAGTTACCGTTCGCATCGGAGACGACCTCCGCCCGCAAGAGCCCCATCTTCTCGAACACGCGCACGATGCAGCCCCCGAGCGGATTACCGGCCGTATCGCGCGTGACGCCGGAAATCACATAGCGCGGCGGCTGGGGCGCTTGCACATTGCCCGGATAGCGCATATCCGCCGTCATGCGCCCGAGATTGCCCGGCATCTAGTTCAGCGATTGCAAAAAACAGTACAGGGGCGTCACGGTCCCCGCGACGCTCAGCGTCCAGCCGATACAGATCCCGGTCGCGATCGAGACGTCGACCGCGGCGGACGTGCCGCCAAAGTTGTTCGCCACCGCGAACCCCGAGGTCGAGGGCACCCCGCAGGTAAAGAATCCGGTCCCGATCACCGTCGAGTTCACGCCCGGCGCGCCGACCGTGCGACACACGATGTACATCTTCAGCGTCCACGGATGCGCCGTCGTCGCGCCCGGATTCGCCGTCGCCAGCACCGTGGGGCCCATCGTGATGCCCGCACCCACCGTCAGCCCAAAGCGCGGCGTGATCACGAGCGTGCCGGTCGCCGCAAAGGACATGATGCCGCCCGCCGTGAGCTCGTAGATCTTGCCGGGCCGGCAATCATTCGCGGCAATGGGACTGTAGTTCGACACGTTCCAGAGAATGGTTTCCGTCGTCGCCGTCACCGCCGTGAGGTTCGCGATCGGCGGATCGTTCAGCGTGTCTTCGAAATATTGCCGCGTGCCGCCCGCGATCGTCGGCATATGGATCCCCTCGCCGACGTCGAGAATCTGCGGCCCGAGCATGATGGGCTCGCACTCGATCGGCCCACCGTAGAGCGTGCCGGGTCGCGAGGAGCGCTGGCGCTTGAGGAAGCGGTCGATCAGGCGGTTCGCGTAGTCCATCGCTAACCCTTCTGCGCCGTGAACGTCAGCGACGTGACCTGCACCGCGGCGCCGCTGGAGATGGCCACGCTATTCAAATTCAAGTTGCAGCCTGACGTGCCCACACTTCCGTCGAACAACACGGTGGTCGTGTCGCTCTTCACTGCGCGGAACCATGTGCACGTTCCGCTGGCGTTCGCGCTTGAGTCCTGCGTGATCGCGTTCGCGGTCGCCACGCCAGCCGACGCGGCGCCGAACGCCGGGTTCCCAAACGTGAGTTCGGCCAGCAGCACTTGCGCTCCGAGGGCGGTATCCGCGCTCGTCGCCTGGGTCCCGTCATACAGGCGTAGAAAACCAGAATTCGCTAACACGCACACGGCATCAGCTTCGGCGTTTGCGCCCACGTTGGAAAGTTTTGGGTTCAACGGCATAGCTTCTCTCCTGCGTTACTTCTTTCTGGTATGCGTTTCGCGAACTTTCTGGGCGCGACCGCTCGCGTCGCGTTCTAATACTTCTTTCTCGACGACTTCGGTCACCAGCAGCTCGGGCGGCGGCGGTGGCGGGGCCGGAGGCCGCGGCGACATACGCGTGTCGCGGATCTTCTGCGCCCGCCCGGCACTATCACGCTCGAGAACTTCTTTCTCGATGATGTCGACGATCTGCGGCTCCGCGGCGGGCGGCGTCTCGGGCGGCTCGTCGTCCTCGTCGCGCGCCGAACTCCGCGGCACCGGGAGGACGAGCCCGCCCGCCATCAACGCGCGCGCCAACACGGCCGGCCGTTCCGCTTCCCACCGTTCGGACAGGTGCATCACCGCACTCTTCAACGCCTCGGGCGGCGTCTGCAGCGTCGCGAACAACGCGTCGCGCGACTCCGTCACATGCAACGCGATGGTGGCCCGGATGTCCCGCTCGGCATCGTCCGGCCGCCCGACGAGTTGCGTATACACCTGCATCGCGCCGCGCAGCACCTTCACCGCGTAGTCTTCCTGACGCGGATAAAACTCGTCGATCCATGCCGCGAGTTTGTCGGGCGCCACGGCCGCCCGCCGGACGCGGTCGACTTCCCGGCGCACGAAATCGCGCGCGGCGTCCTCGATCAGGAGCTGCATCCCGGGCAGGATCGCCGCGACGCGCGCCGCCTGCGCGCGGCGCTCGACCTCGAGCGCTTCAAGGCGCTCCAGCACGGGACTCAGATCCGTCGGCGGGGGCGGCGGCATCGGCGGCGGCAATGCGTTCGTGAGTTGCGGCACCAGTTGCCGCACCGCCTCCTGCAACGCGCCGACCTGGCCCTCGTGCGTCTGGCCCTCCAGGTCAAGTGCATCGAGCCGGAGCAGCAGCGGCGCCAGATCCACGGGCGGTGGCGGCGGCAACGCCTTGATCTGATCCACGGTGCGCTCGACGAGCGCCGTCGTGTCCAGCGGCAGCGGAATCCGCGATTGGCGATCCACGGTCTCGCGCCCGAGTTGCAACAGCGTCTCGATGTCCTCGCGCAGTTCTTCCAGTTGCAGCATCCGCGCGGGGGCGGGTTCGGGGGGCGGCGGGGCCGGGGCCGCGGGCGGCGGCGTCGGCGCCACTTGCTTGTCCACCACCTCGTTGACTCGATCCGCCGGCACCATGTTACTCGGCACGAAGAGAATGTCGCCCTCCTCGCCAAACGGTTCCCAGTTCTCCAACTTCGCCACGCGATTCGCCGTCGTCAACCCGGCTTGCTTCAGCGCCACGTAGGCGTCGACGCGCGTCTTGAAATCCCCGCGCTCCAGCCCCGTCGTGAGGAATTCGACGTACTGGAGATTGCGCTCCAGCGGCGAGATTAGCTTGCGCATGATCTCGTCCTCGATCCGCACGAGCCACCGCCGCAGCGAGAATTTCACGAACCCGATGGCCTGCTGCTCGATCCCGGTGCCCCACGACGTCGAGCGCTCGGTATCGCCGATCATGTGCGGAGGCACCCCGAAGATGCGGGCGATCTCGCCAATCTGGAATTGGCGCGTCTCCAAAAATTGGGCATCGTTCGGCGGGATCCCGATCTTGTCGTACCGCAAGCCTTCTTGCAGGACGATGAAGTTGTGCGCGCGTTCGACGCCTTGCGCCCGTTGCTCCAGCGAGTGGCGCAAATTCTTCTCGGCGGCCTCCGAGAGTTTCCCCGGATGCGTCAGGATGCCGCCGAAGTTGGAGCCCTGGCCAAAGAACGTGCCGCCGAACTTCTCCGCCGCGAGCAAGAGCCCGAGCGCCTCGCGCATTTTCTGGATTGGCGAGTAGCCCCAGATCCCATCCGGCGTCAGCCCCGGCACGTGGAGCATCTCGTCCGGCGACAGCTCGACGCTGCCGTCGATCCGATACCGCAGCGAGCGGCCATTGCGCACCGCTTGAACGCGCCACGGTTCGATCGGCCACAACGCCGCGACTTGGCCCGTCTTGTCCCGCACGATTTCCGCGAAGCCGTTGCCCCACAGCAAGAGCCCGAGCGCGACCGATTCGAGAAACGTGCTCCACGGCATCTCGTCATTCGCGTCGCGAAAGAGCCGCGACAACCGGCTGTCGTTGAATTCTTCGCGGCTATCATCCGCGAATTTGCGGTAGTGAATCAGCGGCAGCGTCGCAATCGTCCCCGCAATCAGATTTACGCAAGCCCACACCACGGTACTGGAAAGTGACTTGGTCTCGTCGACCGGCACCCCACTGCTCGCGGGTTTGCCGCCGAACAGATCGAGCAGCACCTTGTCCTGCAATCCGTAGGGCCCGAACCACCCGTTCGAGCGCAGCGACGTGAACCAGCGCGAGAAAAAGCCGGGGGTCATGGCCGCGTCCAGATCGGGCTGGCGTCACACGCCTTCCGCGTGCCGAACCCGAAGCCCGCAGTCACCCGCTCGGGCGGGACGACATGCACCCGATCGCCGGCCACGGCCTCCACCGGCCAGCCCTCCGCGCAGCCCTCACAGATGGCGCGGGCGCAGGCGTCGCGCTCCCCAGCGATCGCCGCGTCG